CGCTTCAGCCCATGTTCCGTCCTCAGAAGTGAACTCAGACTCATCTGCGTAGATGATCTTCCATGATTTGATAGGGAGCATTACTCCGTCACCACCATGACGATATCGAAGATAATGGCAAAGGCGATTTCTTCGTACCAGACGTGACCCATGAACTCGGCTGCATCGTTCCCGAGCAAGGCAGGATCAGCGTCCTCTTCGTACAGGGTGGCGTCGTAATAGACCCAGCCAAGGTATTCGCCCCCACCGCGAGTAAATGTGAACGCTCGCGGCATGGAGATGCGGTTCTCCCATGAACGAGTATCGGCCAACACTTCGGTCGACTCCCAGGTGGCCCCGTCATCGTCAGACCAATTCCGATATAGCTCGCTCGCCCCACCAACATCATCGGCGGCGAGAGCGTAGATCAGATGGATTCGACCTGTTGAGTCCCTGGCGGCGGTGACATCGGGCATCCGGCCCTGTCCAACATTTCGGCTAACGAACGTGGTCGAGTTCGCCCCACCGTTGAGCGTGACCGACCCGCCAGACCCGACCTGGATGGTGGCCGATTCCAGGTCAAGGGTGGTGTCCTCGACCCAGGCTATGAAGACACGCTTGGTGCCCCCGTCATCCCACAAGATCGGCGGGGTGAAGTTCATCTCTTCTTCTAGCGACGAACCAGTGTTCGTATCAACCAGGGTGCCAGTAGTCGTCTCAGTGTCGGCGAAAAGGTTCTGGCGTGACCCGTTGGCGAGGATGGCTTTGCCCCGGAGATGTTCCGTGTCATCGTCGTGAGCAAACGCATAGATGATGTCGGTGGCGGGGTCGATGACCGAAGTAACACCCGTCCAGCTTCCGTTCGCGTTGTCGAAGATGACCGTAGTTGACGTGTCCCATGTACCCGAGATGCGGGATCGCATTCCGATCTCCACCGGAGCAACCTCATACTGGTAGAGCACACGGAGGTCGCCGTTGGAGAGGACACTGATCGTGCAGTTCTGATCCCGACGCGCGAGCCCCGCTCCACCCGCGTTGTCGATCACAGTGTCGGTCTCGGCCCACTGGTCGGGAGAGGAATGATCGGAGAGGTTGAACCGATGGTAGTAGACGCCATCGGCCAGTGTCCCTGTCACCCAGTGGGCAACGTGGACCACATCGCCTTCCTGTACGGCGTCGATACCTTCGAGGTCTTCACCTGCCGGGACACCGGCCATGTCGACCGGCGCCCAGGTGTCTCCCCCATCAGTGGACTTCACCATGATCAGCAGCGGATTGTGGGCTGAGGCTTCAACCAGGGCGTACATATTGTCGTTGGTGTCAACGAACGGCCCGATATGGCCCGGAGATTCGGCGGGGTTGAAACCGATGTAGCCGATTGGGACTTCGACGGTGACAGTCGGGATCACCGTTGATGCAAGAGGAGTTCCATCAGATCTCGCTACTCGAAACTCAATGGTATCGCCATCAGCAAAAAACGGGACACCCTCGTCATCGTAAAGGTGATACCAGAGGGACCATTCGAGTTCAGTTTCTGAGGTACTGAACATGGTTATGGACCCTGACAAATTGGTGATATCCATCCCATCTCCGGTCACAAATCCACTACCAGGCCCTATCAGGTTACCGGTACTATCTTGATCGACATACCCCGTGTTGGCGACAATCTCTACGGGATCGATCTGGCCCGCTGCACGAAGGTCGGACTGGCCGGGGAAATTAACAGCCACATCAGCAAAAGTACCTGCGTTTTTGCGCCACTGAAGCTTATATGCAGAAGTCGCCCCACTATCCACAGCTTGCAAATCAACACGAAGACGAAATCGTCGTGCAGGATTGAAGGAGGCATTGGTATTCACGGCTATGCCCCACAAGGTAGATGCATTGAGCGCTACGTTGGCATTGTCGTGATCCCGAAAGCGGAAGGAATCCAATATTATCGCCATGGCTCACTCCCTCCTCTTCGGTGTGTGCTTCAGACAGAACCTAGACGAGAAGTTCATGACGTGATCGAAGTACGTCTTCCGCCAACACCGCTCCACGCAGCATCGTTTGGTTTGGTGACGAGAAAGAGGGTCACTACCAACAATGGCCGTGACCCTCTCTTGCGCCCCTAGCCGTTCGTTCGGCATCGGGATAGTCCTATCAGACGCCGTTGAATGTGTGGTTGACAATCACCTTCAGAGTGTCCGATGCGGTCTTCTCGAACGCGCCACCCGAGAACTCGAAATGGGTGAGGGCGGGTTCGGCAGCACCGTGGGCGCCGACACCGATCATGCCGTCCGTGATGGCAGCATGGTTGAAGTCGCCTGCCGCGTACTCGAACGTCCAGGTGAGGACATCGGCAGCAGCACCCGTGTTGTCGGCGTCCCCATCGTCGGTCAGCGGGTAGGTCGCCTTGACCAGCTTCGCAGACGAAGCGATCAGGGTGATGTCGTCGGAGTCGTTGCCCTTGGCGGGGGCCGAACCACCATCACCAAGCCACAAGGTGTCGAACGCGTTGGTGACGGCTTCACCGGCAGCGGATTGGGCGTAGTAGATGTCGCCCGCATCGGTCACGATATTGTGCGTCTGGTAGACGCGGAGGAAGCCCGTTTCCTCGTTCCTGACCAGCGCGATGATGTTGCCATGCACGCCGAGCACATCGGAGACGGCCCTACGTGTCAGTTGACTGAGATTTCGCATAAGACCCTCCTATGAGTCGGTGCCGATGGTAGTGACAGAAGCGGTGGAAACCCTAGGCGAACAGGGTGCTATCGCCCGAATCACTCGTCCTCGTCTTCCGGGCCGATGATCCCGCGTGCTTCGAGCAGATCAATGACCTCGTCGCGCGACAGGGCTTCGATCACTTGGGGCTCTACGTCCATGACAGTGAGCGCGAGTTCCGCCCACGCGTTCTTGCCTGACCCACGCCCACTCCTGGGGGGAATGACCAGATCAGCGAGCGGGACATTGATCGACTTCTCGGGCTTGAACTTGCCTTTGCCCATCAAGCTCGCAGGCGGGTTCTCGTCGTTCCTGAGCGCGCCTTCGAGAGCTTCCGCCTCGAACGGTTTGCCTGTCCTGCGAAGGTCGCGGATGCGCAGGCCAATCGCATGACGATCAGAGTCGGAGAGGTTCGGCATGGGATCCTTTCGGGTGGTGGGGTCCAGCATACCCGAGTAGGCATAGCAAAGGGGAGAGGTTGGTGGTCCCTCTCCCCTTTGCCTGTCACGCCGAGGCCGGTCTCTTACAGGGGCCGGTTTCAGCTTACCTCACTTAGATCTCGGGAACCTCGTAGGCACCAGCCGTGATCTGGAACACTGCGGCTGCTCCACGATGCCGGACACCGGCACCCATGTAGCAGTCGTAGACCGAGTCGACCAGCGGGTACTCCGTCCGGCCACCCTCGATCAACCTGAGACCCCGCGCTGACGGGTTCTCGTGCTGACGCAGTCCGATCACGTTCTGGGCCGAGAGTGCCCCACCGGATGCGACGAGAACGATGTATCCGGTCGGGATCATATTGTTCTCGACGATCACGAGCTTGTTGTGGTAGCCGACGATTTCGAGCCCGGAGGGAGCCGAACGCTCCTGGCCGCGCACTGGACCGTCGATGATCGAAGGCCGCGTTGCCTCGGACGCAGGGACGAACTTGGCGAGCGCCTGGACTGTCGCCACCTGATCCCGGTGGATGTGCAGGACGAGGGTTTCCCCGTTGTCCCCATACCCGTGATGGATCAGGTGCTCTTCCAGCGAGTTCAGCACCGCTTCGGTCAGGGTCGCGCCCACCGCGTAGTGCGTGTGGGTTCCGTCGTGCTCCCAACGCTTGTAGGCGGGGGGAACCTCGCCGTCGTTGTTGTAGAGGCGCGACACGGACACGCCGTCCTTGTCCGTCGCGTTGACGTTCTCGAACAGGGCAAGCAACGCGGTCTCGTACTGAAGATCCCAGTACGCGGATTCCGCCTGTGCGGCCATCTGCGTGATCTGGCGGCTGTCCGCATCGTCGAGGAATTCGACGGTGAAGCCGTATCCCAGGTCGAAGTGATCGAGCGGGAAGCCGCGCGTCTGGTAGGCCAGACGGATCTTCGACGGACGACCGAACTCAGTCGCCTGCTCGAACTTGGCGCGTGAATACACGCCCACCTTGTCGGTCGGTCGCGTCACCGAGAAGGTGAGCAGCGACACGACAAACGACGTGTGCTGGTTGAACAGGTTGTTCCGCTGCTGCATCTCGTTCCAGATCTCGGAGATCGGCTGACCGTCGCGGGTCAGTCGGGAACCGGGAACGTGGTCGATGGCATCGACGCGTGAGTGGTAACCCGCGGGGGCTTCCCCGATCACGTCCGAGCCGTACAGCGCCAGGTGGGCGAGGTCCGAACCGGACAGGCGCAGCGAGTTCATCCGCGCGAGACGCGCGTCGTTCACTGCCTTGGCGGTTGCGAACATTTCTGTCGCATTGCGAGCAACCTCCGCGATGGAGGCTCTCGTGAGAGTCTTGGTCATGGTTGTCCTCCTTCGGGGTCGATTACACGGTGCCGTCTGCGCCGAGGCCGATGTCGAGCACGAGCGTAGAGTCGTTGACCATTACGCCGATGTACTTGGCACCTGCGCCTGCGCCTGCGCCACCGACAACGACATCGCCGGATGCGGCTGCGTAGACCTGATCGCCAGCGGCGAGAGCAGGCGAGGCGCCCACTTCCATCTCCGAGAGAATGCCGCGGGTCAGGACCGTGTAGGTCCGACCGCCGATGATGAGATTGTCGTCGGTGCCGCCCTTGCGACCCTCACGGGTCCAAATGACACCGTGGCAGACGGTCGCGGACGCGGCTTCGAGCGTTCCCGCTGCGCCCACCTGGACACAAAGAAGGTCGGCATCTCCCCACAAACCCGGATCCGTGTCCAGGTCCGCGTGGGCCACGGCGCGAAACTTGCCACCGATGGGGGCTTCGCTGATATATGACATTTGGTGTCCTCCTGGGAGCGGGTATGTCGATTGGGAGAGTAGCCGAACCCGACCCTCGACCTATACACGAGGGTTAGGGAATCTGTTCTCCTAGCTGACTCGCACGCCACCCTTTCGTTGGAATTCCTCTTCGAGTGCCTTCGCGCGTTCATCGCTCGGAGGCGGTGGGTTTCCTCGGAAGTTGCCGTCGCCCCCACCAGGGGATTGAACGGCCGCGAGGTACGGCTTGGCTTTCAGGATCGTTTCGAGCGCACCTTTGACGGCGCGTTCGGACGGGAGTCCGTCGTCACCGGGTTCGAGGGCGGGGAGTAGGGCGAGGGCGTCGTACGGGTCGTTGAACTTCAGTTCAGCGGCCACCTTGTGAACGAGACTCTCGCGCCTTGTCTCGACCAACTCGGCACGCAGGCCGTCGCGTTCTGCTGCGGCTGCCTCGGCGTCCTTCTTCGCCTTGTCAATTTCGCTGAGGTCACGGTCCTCGTATTCCTTCAGCTTGGCTTCGAGTTCTTTGGCCTTGACGCGGTTGGCCGCGGCCTCTTCTCGGATCTTGGTGACATACGCCCGGTCGAACGTGTCCGGTTCGGGCGGGTCAACTGGGGCGGGCGGATCAGTAGCAGGCGGATCGGTGGCTGGCGGGTCAACTGAGGGCGGGTTCGTCCCTGTCCCCGACTCGCCTTCGCTACCGAACAGCCACAGGCGCCGGATCCTCTCGATCCGAGCCTTGGAGTCGACCATCCCTTTGTTCCCGTACATCGCACAACCTCCTGGGTCTATTCGTGCTGGTATCGAGCATAGAGGGAAGTTGAAACGAGTCGGTAGTTTGGGTAACGAAAAGCCCCCCTGGAAGGAGATGAGACTTCCAGGGGGGCCGATTGAGCAGCCACTTGTCCAGGGTGACCGCGAGTCAGTCTACACGATTAGAGGGAGCGGATGACGCGGATGAGGCGGGAGGACTGACTGGCTCAGGCTCGGGCTCGCTCGTCCCCTCGTCCCCGATCACGCGGACAGACTTCGTCGGGAGGTCTTGGATTTGGCCGGACTCGATCATGGATTCCAGTTCGGCGACCTCGTCGCGGCCCAGACCGAGCTTCTTGATGATGACGGACAAGGGCAGGCCGATCTCCTTCATCTTCAACCCGTCTTCGAGCAGGACGGAGCGGAAGTCGGCGCGCCGATCCTTCCACTGTACGTCTGCGATCACTGGGGGGAGTAGTCCGTTGGTCGCCTTGGTGTTCGACAACGCGAGGGCGGCGACCCGCGCCAGTCGCTTGTACCCGACCCCGAATCTGACTTGTCGGTCTTCCACCTTGTCGAGCAATGGCTGGTCGTCGACGATGAGGGAATCACCGCTGGGCGCGTCCCCGCGTCCACCACGGTCGGACTGCATGAAATACCGCACCGGGGTTTTCGAGGTCAAAGCCATGTCTTGCAGCATCATGTCGTGGATCTGGCGGAAGTCCCCCAAGGTCGCGGGCCGGAACTCGTGGGTCTGGAACGGGAGCGGCTTTCCTTCCGCGTCAAACCCGATCGGGAACCGCCAGACTTTCCCCGGAGAATGATCGAATCCGTCCGCGGGTGCCTTCGCGTGCGTATAGAAAACCCGTTGGGGGAAGGCCGCGAACTCCCCGGCGACGAGAGTGGAAATCAAGATGTAGTTGACCGCGTCCTGCTGGGGGATCACGTCGGAAAGCTCGCTACCTCGCTTGTTGGCGAACTCGACGACCGGGACGACGCCGAGCGGGTTGGGCAGCGGCCACGGTTCAGGCTGGTTCGTGTGCGGGTCGATGGCGCGCCGCTCGACCAGAGAACCCCCAACACCGGAGCTATCGGGAATGGTCGACATGATTCCATATCGGTCGTTGATCGGGAGGATTTGCCTCGCGGCCGACTCGGTGAACTTGTAGACGAAATCCGCGGTGTAAACCGTGACGAGAATCTCCCCCGATTCGTCCTGCCAACGCTTCACCGCGTACGCGGGGGTGAACGGGTCGTAGTTCGTGTAGGTGATCCGCATGATTTCCGCAGGGTTCCAATGAAGATCGAATCCGGTTATCGGGTTCGGCCAAACCACCATGAAGCCGCGTCCCTGGGCGACCGAGTATTCGTGTAGCTCGTCCTGCTGGAAGTCGAAATTGGAAAGTTCGAGGGCGCGCTGAAACTTGTCGTTGAGAGTCGAGTTGGTTGACTCGGGAGAGGACGACCCTTCACCCTGGTCCTCGCGGATGGCGAAATGCTCGACTTCGAGTTTGTCGACCAGCGCGTCAACCACCACCCCGCACCAGTTGTCTTTGAAGCCCTTGAAGTCGTCACCGAAAGTGGATTTGAACTTCTCGGATCCGTAGACGAGCAACTGCTCGCCCTCGTAGTAGTCGCGGTACATTTCAAGGTCGCCCTTCTCCATCGAGAAGTATTGGACCTCGTGCTGGACGATCTGGCGGATCAGTTCGAGATCATTGGGGACACGATGCGAGAACGCGCTAGCGGGAAGGATCGTTGCCATCAGTGTTCCTCAACGGTCGCGTCTTCGGGGACGAACCTTGCTCGGCGATGAAGGTCGCCGGGATCGATCCGCTCGGGTCCGTTCGGGGGCGCAATCAATTCTTCCACCGAACCGACCTCCTGTATTTCAGGCGTGAGACTAGCGAGGTCGAAGGTGATCGTCCGAGAGCAGGCGACGCAGATCAGGTCCGCTTGCAGGGTCCAATGGTTGAACGCGTAGAGGGTCCAATCATGGGAGAAGACGAAACAGCGGACGCGGTTCTGCCAGATCGGGGGCGCCGGGTTGAGGAAATGGTCGGGCTGGTAGTCGGCTGACATCTCACTCAACGCGGATGGTGTTGTTCTCGAACCTGGACCCCAGGTCGAGCCAAACGCCCCCGTAGACCGTGACCCCGTCCACGACGCCTCCCGAGGGGACCGCGAGCACAGGCTGACCTTTGAGGGCGCGCTTGGCGAGCAGGAGTCGTTGGCGCCATTTGATCCAGAACGAGTAGATGCGCGGATAGATGCGACTGCGGGCCATGGGGTTCCTCTCACTCGGTGTCAAGATAACTCTACTCGTTCGGGCCTATCATCTCGACCGTGAGAAAGACATCGAGCTTCAGGACCGTGATCGACGCGGTCGACGACTTTGACCGTGAAGTTGAAGTAGACGTTGAGGGTTTCGAGATCGGGACGTGGGATGAGGTCGAGTTCGGGCGCGAGGTATCCCAGAAGGCGATTGACTCAACCGGCGAGAACGAAGCCTGGTACCAGATCGACGGGGAGACAGACCGGCAGTACGAACTGTTCACCGCGTTTTTGTCTCTCGGGATGGGACGGACGAAGCAAGAGGTCGCGGACAAGATGGCCGTGACTGGAACGTATGTGCGAAAGGTGGGATCCGACTTTGACTGGAATGCACGAGCCCGCGCGTATGACCAGTGGAGGCAGCGGATCTGGTCTGCGACGATCGCTGAGAAGACGATGGAGATGGCATCGAGGCATGGAGACATCGCGGCCAAAGGGATCAAGCAACTGGCGATGGCGTTCGAGGCGGCGGAAGCGAAAGGTGCCTCCATGCTGGAAGAACTGTCCGCGCTGGGCGCCAAAGAGTTGTACCGGTACATGCGCGACGCGGCACGCGCGATCCCTGCTCTCATGAACGCGGAGAGGTTGGCTATCGGAATGCCGACCGAGATCACGCAGAACCAGACTGTCTCGTCGCATGAAGTGATAATCCAGACGACCGACGAGTTGGCTGAAATGATAGGAAACTTGAATGCCGTCATTAGGGACCGCGGACTACCGGACCCTGTTGTCGTCGATGTCGGAAGCCGAGCGATCCCGTATCGCGCGGTCGCTGACCCCGAGGACGAATAGGTTCATCCAAACTGGGTTCGTGAATCCCGAGACTGGGGTTCGCAACGTCAAACAGCAGACGTTCTGTTTGCTCGACGACGTGTTGGAGATCCTGTACGGGGGCGCGGCGGGGGGCGGGAAAAGCGAAGGGGTTCTTCGCGCCGCGTCCCAATATCTCGACGTGCCTGGATATTCAGCGATGATCTTTCGCCGCACGTACCGAGATCTCGCGCTCCCTGGCGCGCTGATGCATCGGTCACACCAATGGTGGGACGGGAACAAGGAGGCAGCCTGGGACGGCGAAGGAAAGGTCTGGCGGTTCTCGACCGGCGCGTCACTCCAATTCGGCTACATGGAGCACGACGGGGACGAGAAGCGGTACCAGTCCGCCGAGTTCCAGTTCATCGGGTTTGACGAACTGACCCAGTTTTCCCAAGAGCAATACACGTATATGTTTTCGCGGTTGAGAAGGCTCTTGGGCTCGAACGTGCCGATCAGGATGAGGGGCGCAAGCAACCCTGGCGGGCGCGGGCATCTGTGGGTCAAGAAACGGTTCGGGCTGCCAGTCGGGGTGAAAGACAATCCGAACCGGCTGTTCATCCCGGCGTTCATCGAGGACAACCCGTTCTTGGACATCAACGTGTATGAGCAATCGCTGAGCGAACTTTCGACCACCACGTTCCTGCAACTGAGAAAGGGCGACTGGGACGCGGAATCAGTCGGTGGGTTCTTCGAGCCGGACGAGATGATGATTCTCGACCGAAGCGAGCTACCACATCGGAGCTACCTGATTTCGACGGTCCGGCATTGGGACTTCGCTGCGACGAAGGCGACCGACGACAACCCGGATCCTGACTGGACTGCCGGGGTGAAGCTGTCCAAGTGGTCGAGGTTGAGCGACGCGATGGTTGAGAAGTTCCGCGCCGGGGGCCATTCGCTACCGCCGCCGCCGTACTGGATAGTTGAACACGTCGCGCGGGATCGGCGCGACCCTGGCGGCGTGGAAGAACTGGTCCGGGCGACCGCGACCTTGGATGGATCCTCGACGGTGCAGTCGATCGAGCAGGAGAGGGGCGCGAGCGGCAAGACCGTGGTGGCGCACTACCGAGCGAGTGTTCTCGACGGTCATCGAGTCATGCGTCTGATCCCATCAGGGGACAAGGCTACGAGGGCGAAGCCGGTCGCGGCAAGAGCGAGGGAAGGGAAAGTGTTCATCCTGGCGGGGGGGTGGAACGAAGCATTCTTGGATGAGTTGAGAGTCTTCGGGCTGAAAGACGTGCATGACGATCAGGTGGACGGGTTGAGTGGTGGCTATGAGATTCTGCGGGTGGTTGAGGCGATGAGCGGGGACGATCAGGTGGACGAATATTGAGGTCGGATAGGGGTTCTGGGTATCTGGCTCATCGGCAGACCCATTGAGAAGCTCCCTCTTCGTAGAACAGCCAGGCAGCAGCGCGGATATTCGCCTCCGGGTTGAACGGGTCGAACGCTGGATACGCGGATGCCCCTGACCACCAATAACGCACCATTTGGAAAAGGCCAGACGCGGTTGAGCGAGGATTCTTCGCATACGGATCCCCTCTCGACTCACACGCCATGACACGCATCGCCCAGGGTACGTCCGCGGGTTGGAAGTAGGACTCGACCAACGGGCGCCACTGCTCGACATCGTATGAGTGAGTCTGGTCGCTCGGGGGAGTGACTGACCTCGCTTGCGGCTGAACGAACACACAGTTCGCTCTCGGCCAGTCGCACCCGTGTGCTTCCCGCATGTGGACCCAGGCTTCGACCATCTCGGGGGTGAGCCCACCTTCGGCCATGACCTCCCCCACCCACGCGTTCTGCCAAGCGATTAGCTCGTCATGCGGATGGGCGCTCGCTGGCCGAGTCCCGAGCACGAGGATGAACCAGAGGGCAGCGCACAAGATAAGGACGGAAATCGCGAAGTTGGCGAAATGTTTGGGGGACAGAGGACGTTTGGGGCGCATGGAATCCTCCTGGGTCTAGGGGGGATGGACAGAAGAAGGCTAGGGGGTGGGGACTAGGG